AGAACGCGTCGTCCATAATGGCTAAAGCAAAAAGTAAAAAAGCTAACGACGCTTGTGCAAAGAAGGTCAAGTCCAGATACAAGGTCTGGCCTTCTGCGTACGCTTCTGGTGCTGTAGCCAAATGCCGTAAGGTAGGTGCTAAAAACTGGGGTAACAAAAGTGGCCGTAAGAAAAAGTAAAGAGGGTGCAGCCCTTAAGAAATGGTTTAAAGAAGACTGGGTGGACGTTAAAACGGGTAAGCCTTGTGGTCGTAAGTCAGCTACCAAGAGTAAACGTCCTTACCCTTCTTGTAGGCCTAAAGCGGTTGCAGCTAAGATGACAGCTGCTGAAAAGAAGTCTTCAGCTAAACGCAAAACCGGACCTGCTAAAATTAAACACGCAGTTACTGCTTCAGGGAGACGTAGAAAAAAGTGAGTTACGAAACTAAAGTAAAGCAAGCTTTAGATATATGTTTAAACAAAAACTACTTTAAAGGAAACGATAAAGAAACAGCCATAGTAATGTACTCAGGTGGTATGGACAGTGTCTCATTACTATGGAATCTTTTGGAACATACAGAACAAGACATACACGTACACTCAATACACATAGACAACTCTGAAGGCCGTGTTAAAGCAGAAGCAAAAGCTATAGAGAACACGATCAACTACATGAGAAAGAACCAAAGACCCTTTGAGTTCTCTTCTTCGGTGTACTCTTGGAAAGCTAAGTATCCAGGTGGTAAGGACATGGTGCTAGCACTATTCCAAGCTATGAGGACTGCTTCTGGTTTAGGTAAAGCTTTTAACATTGTTTATACAGGTGACTACAACATAGGTAGAGACGAAGGTGCTGAAGCACAAGGTGTGTTAAATGCACTATGCACTACACGACGTGTTAAGCCTATTTGGTTAGCACCTTTTGAACACATGACCTACAACTCTGTAGAACGTAGCAAAGGTATCTACTTAAGTATGCCTGAAGAGTTACGTGAGATGTACTGGTCCTGTAGACATCCTACCGATGCTTTAGGTGGGTTTATTGTCTGTGGTGACTGCCACGCTTGTGAACGACAACAAGCAATGCAAGAAAGTATAAAAAAAGACTTGACAAACGACTAAAAATATGCTATACTATTACTATAGTTAAACATTAGAGGAAACTATGACTCCTGAGCTTGAAACTTATTTTAATAATTATAACGAACTCTTTAACCACGAAGGTTTCAAACAACTCATTCAAGAACTTTCTACTAACGCTACTCAGCTTGCTGATATACAAACAGTAAAAGATATAGAAGATCTACATTATCGTAAAGGACAAGTAGCTGCCTTCGCAACTATTATTAATTTACAAAACACTATTACTGCTGCTAGAGAACAAGCTGAAGCAGAAGAAGAAGAACCTTTAGATGTTTAAAGTCTACGACTTCCGTTGTACTAACGGACATGTCTTTGAAGAATTCGTAAAGCCTGACGTCACAACTAGTAGGTGTGGTTGTGGCGCTAATGCTAAACGATTGGTTTCTGCCCCATCTTTCCACCTTGACGGTGCTTCTGGAGATTTTCCAGGTCAGCACATGAAATGGGTTAGGGAACATGAAAAAGCAGGCCGTAATAAAAAAGAGGACGCCTAACGGCTAATCCTTTCTACATTAATCTCCATAACCATAATAAAAGGCGGAGCAGTTTAATATGTCAAGAGCGACACTAATTGACGAGCGTATTGAAGACGACTCAACAACTACTGATCTTGAAGCCCAAGCATTTGATGAGCCAACTCAAGAAAACCCCATACCGAAAGCCAAACCTAAAGAAGAAGACTTGCCTGATAAGTACCAAGGAAAGTCAGTACAAGAAATTGTACAGATGCACCAAGAAGCTGAAAAGATGCTTGGTCGTCAGTCTTCCGAAGTTGGCGAGTTACGTAAGGTAGTAGACGACTTCATACATACACAACTCGAACAAAAAAACACACCTGTTCAACAGCCCGTTGACGAAGATGACGACATTGATTTCTTTACTGATCCAAAATCAGCCGTTAGTAAAGCTATTGAGAATCATCCTAAGATTAAAGAAGCGCAGGAATACACTACTCAGTACAAGAAGCAAACCGCACTTGCACAACTACAGTCAGAACATCCTGACATGCAAGACATACTAGGTGACGCTAAATTTGCTGAGTGGATTAAGGCTTCTAAATATAGGACTCAGATGTTTGTAGCAGCAGACCAGGAATATGACTATGACGCTGCTAACGAGTTGTTCAGTCTTTGGAAAGAGCGTAACCAAATGGTTAAGCAGACAGCCAAAGTAGAACGAACAGCACGTAAACAATCTCTCAAAGCTGCAACTACCGGAACTGCTAGAGGAACAGCAGAGCGATCTCGTAAGAAGACTTATCGTCGGGCTGACATAATTAAACTTATGCGAACCGACCCTGAACGCTATCAGTCTATGTCAGACGAAATATTTAAGGCGTACCAAGAGGGTCGAGTTAAGTAGCCTACTTATCAAGGAGATTTATCATGGCTAACGAAACCTCTGGAACTTATTTTACAGCGAATGCTGTAGTTGACAAAACTGCTGCTGGTACTTTCATCCCAGAAATCTGGAGTGACGAAGTAATTGCAGCTTACCAAAAGAACCTCAAGCTTGCACCTCTTGTAAAGCGTATCCAAATGTCTGGTAAGAAAGGTGATGTAATCCACATTCCTAAGCCAACACGTGGATCTGCTTCTGCAAAAGCTGAAGCTACTGCGGTAACAATCCAAGCAAACCTAGAGTCAGAACTGCAGATTGCTGTTGACCGTCACTTCGAGTACTCACGTCTTATCGAAGACATCGTCGAAGTACAGGCGCTTAACAGCCTCCGTCAGTTCTACACTGAAGACGCTGGCTACCAGCTTGCTCTTAAGGTAGACACTGACTTGCACTCAGCAGGTACTGGCTTTGGTAACGGTGGTTCAATCGTGTACTCTGGTTCAGTAGCTCCTACTGACTATCAGCACACTGGTTGTTTCTTCAACGACAACGGTACAACTACTCAGTACACTGACGACACTCTTGTTTCTGGTGACGACTTTACTGACGCGTTCTTCCGTGACATGATTCAGAAGATGGACGACAACGACGTTCCTATGGAAAACCGTTGCCTTGTTATTCCACCTGCGACTCGTAATGCTATCATGGGCATTGATCGCTATGTGTCTTCTGACTTCGTAAGCGGTCAGTCAGTTAACTCTGGCCTTATCGGTAACCTGTACGGTGTAGACATCTACGTGTCTTCTAACTGTGCAACTATCGAAGCTGCTGGTGATAACACTGCAGGAACCGCTGATACACGTGCTGCGCTTCTCTTCCACAAAGACGCAATTGTCATGGCAGAGCAAATGGCTGTACGTTCACAAACCCAGTACAAGCAGGAGTACCTCTCAACTCTGTACACTGCTGACACTTTGTATGGTGTTCAGGTATATCGTCCTGAAGCTGGTTTCGTTCTCGCAGTACCTTCTGCATAAGAACGACAAGAGGGGTCAGCAATGGCCCCTTTTTCCTTTCTCCTCCGTTTTTCTGCAATAGGACTTTCCGATGTCGAACTATACTAAGACTACAGACTTTGAAGCGAAGGACTCGTTACCTACAGGCGACTCAGGAAAGATCATCCGTGGCGCTGAATTTGAAACTGAGTTCGATGCAATTGCCACAGCCGTTGCAACCAAAGCTGACACAGCAGGTCCTACCTTTACAGGTACATTGACCTTTGACACTATTTCTGACGGTACTATTTCTATTGGTGCTTTTGTTGACGAAGACGATATGTCGTCCAACAGTGCCGTTTTAGTACCTACGCAACAGTCTGTAAAAGCCTATGTTGATGCTCAAGTTACTGCTCAAGACTTAGATTTCCAAGGTGATTCAGGTGGTGCGTTGAGTATTGACCTAGATTCTGAAACTATGACAATTGCTGGTGGAACTGGTATTAATACTTCAGGTTCTGGAAACACTTTGACAATTAGTGTTGACAGTTCTATTTCTACTCTTTCAGGGTCAGACACACTTACTAATAAAAACATTGATGTAGATAATA